CGGCATCAGACCTCCGAGGGCTTCTTGTAGGTGTCCTCGGTCGACGGCATGAACGGCTGGCCGCCGAAGTTGTCGCCGTTGCTGTAGTCGCCGTCGCACGTGCTGCGCGTGCCGTCGCAGCCGCTGAACACCGCGCATACGTCGCCGGCCTTGATCGGGAACGGCGTCGCCTCCTCGAGCGTGATCTCGCGCCCGACGTGCTCGCCGATGCGCTGCGTCGTGCCCTTGTTCGGGCCGGTGGTCCACCGCACCTCGCCCTGCGCCAGCAGCCCATCGCGCACCGCCGGCGACCACGTCCACGAGCCCGTCGTGAAGCGCATCGCCATGTTTTTGTGCGGCAGCCCCAGGATCGTGGCGCCGGCCGACGCGACGACCTCGACCGTGGCGCCGAACAGCGCCCGCGGCAGCGCGCCGCACTCGCCAGAACCGAGCACCTTGTCGCACTCGCGTTCGTAGAGGCGCCCGGCCGGGATCACGAGGAAGCGCTCGACGCCCTGCACCTGCGCGCGGAACAGCCCGCCGCTCTCGTTGATCTCGCGCACCCACCAGACGTGCCTACGGTGCCAGATCCACGGCCGCATCCAGTCGACGACGTGGTGCACGACGCGGCAGCCTTCGTAGCGGCCGGCGTGGATGTCGCTGGCGCGGATTGTGTCCGAGCGCAGGAACCCCACCATCTCGAAGTCGCTCTCGCCGCCGGCTTCGGCGTGCTCCATGTCGCTCGCCTGCGGGCCGAGCGGCATGTAGTCCTGCCCCTGGAAGCGGATCACCTTGTCGTGCGAGGCGAAGCGCTTCACCTGCCCGTCGGTGCGCTCGACGCTCCACACGTTGGCGTCGGTGAACGTGCAGCGCGGCCGCAGCGACTCGATCTGCGCCGTCGTCAGGAAGTGGTCGCCGACGAGCGTCACGTGGCCTCCGCGACGGTGGCGCCGAGGATGTTGCTGCCGCCGGCGAGGATGGTCGGCGCGCCCGCGGCGGCGAGGTAGCTGAGCGCCGCACCCGCGAGGCCTGCAGCGCCGCCGGCCGCGCCGGTCGACGACACCCCGCCCGCGAAGCCGTTGCCGGCAGCCAGGCCGCCAGTTCCTCCGTTACCGCCACCACCGGTGCCGAGGCCGCCCGCGCCGACCGCGAACGGCCCGCCGCCCGTGCCGGTCCCCGCCGGCGTGGTCGCGCCGCCGGCTGGTGAGCCGAGCAGCACGCCGCCGGTCGCCATGTTGCCGCCGCGCGCGCCGCCGCCGCCACCGCCCACCACCGTCAGCTGTGTCGTCGACGAGCCACCACCGCCGCCACCGCCTCCGCCACCGAAGATCAGCCCCTGGCAGTCGATGCGCAGCGGGATCTCGGCGCGGATCGCCTGGCCGCCGTTCTCGCCGTCGAGGCCGGTCGCCGCCCCGGTCCCCGGCGCTCCGCCGCGACCGCCGCCGCCGCCCCATCCGCCGACCATCGCGTTCGCCTCGACGACCAGTAGCGCGAACGAGCCCGCCGCCCACGACACGCCGCCGAACGTGCTGCCCGTCGTCAACGCGCGCTCAAGGCGGTTCGTGGTCCCGACGGCGGCGCCGGCTCGCACGCGACACGTCACCACCGCCGGCTGCGCGCCGCTGTAGCCCTGCGCGACCACGCGCTCGAGCAGGTTCAGGTTCGCGGTGTTGGCCGAGACCTCGACGGTGTACCGCAGCGCCGGGAACACGCTGCCGACTTGCACGGAGCCGAGCGACCAGCCGAGCCAGTCGGAGCCGAGCATGAAGCACGCCGCGGAGCCGGCGGCGAGCGTCCACACCACGGCGTTGTCGCTCGGCCGACGCACCTGCAGCTGCGCGGTGCCACGGTTCAGCACCCACAGCGGCACGCCGCGCTGCCCCGCGCGCGCAGCGGTGGGCAGCATCAGCGTCGACAGCACCGACGGCAGGATCTCCTGCACGCGCCAGTGCGGCGGGCCCCACTGCAGCGTGCCGCCGGCCACCGAGCGCGTCTGCCAGCCGCCGAAGAACGCCTGCTCTCGCGTCGGGTTGGTCACGACAGCAGCAGCGGCGTGCGGTTCCCCGCGCCGTCCTCCTTCACGAACAGCCACGCGCGGCTGCCCGCCGACACCGTCCCGACCGACGACCCGAACATGTCGCGCACGGTGATCGTCGCCGAACCACCGGTGTTGACCAGCAGCAGGTGCGGCCCGCCGGTCGGGTAGCTGTCGAGATCGTCGAGGTAGCCCGAGATCGCGGTCGTGGCCTGGACCTCGTGCAGGAACGCGTCGCGGCCCGACAGTTCGAAGTTGCTGGCCTGGCTCGCGCGCAGGCGGTGCCCGTACGGCGAGCCGCCCGGCACCAGCGGCACCGGGTCGGTGAACGGCAGCGAGCGCACCTGGAACGGCGCCTCGTCGGCCCGGAAGCCCGAGATCGTGGCCTCGAGGCCCTGACCCGGGGCGACGTCGAAGCGAGCCGGGGTGACGAAGTAGCCGCCCCACGTGACCTGCGCGCCGATCGCCGGCGGCGACGACAGCACGACCTCCTGCGACAGCGGCAGCCACGTGGCACCCGTGTCGGTCGTGCCGTCCACCGAGACGCGCGGCGAGATGTCGGCGCCCGCGTCGACGTTCAGCACCTTCGCGACAGACTCGGTGGCCGTGCCCAGCATCGGGACGACGCGCCGCGGGAAGTCGCGCGCGGTCATGCCGCCCGGGTCGCGGTACTGCTTGCGCAGCCGGAACCGGGTCGCGACGCCGTCGCCGAACCCGATGACCTGGTCGAGCGGCGTCGGCTCGCCGGTGTGGTTCTCGAACGTCGAGAAGTCGCGCGGGTCGAGGAACAGGAACCCGTAGAGTGGACCGCGGCGCGCCAGGAAGAAGTCGATCAGCGAGCTGACGTCGGCGTCGGCGCCGAAGTTGCGCCGCAGCGCGGACCACGACCAGATCGGGTCCTCGCGCATCTGCAGGCGGAACTCGCTCCCGTCCGTCGGGATGATCCGCGTCTCGAAGTCAGGGCCGCCGGCGAAGCCGTACGCGTAACCCGGCGGCAGGAGGACCGAATCGTAGGAGTTCGACACGGCCCGCGAGCAGAGCGGCCGCGCGCCGGCTCACTCGCGGGTTCGCCACTCCCACCGGCCCGCGACCAGGTCCACCGTCAGCACGCCGCCGGCGAGCAGGTCCATGCCGAACAGCATGTCGTGGTCCATCGCGGCGACGGTCAACCGGCGCACCCAGGTCACGCCCGACGGCAGGATGACCTGCGCCTTCACCAGCTCGCAGCGGAGCGACGGCCGGCCGGCGACGGCGACCTGCGTGGCGCCCACGACCGGAAGCCCCAGGGCCTGCGCGATGCCGGGGCGGATCGCCGAGGTCGTGCAGCCGGTGTCGACGATCGCAGTCGCCGGTAGGCGGCGGGTGCCGGTCGGGTGGGCGAAGTGCAGCGGGAGGGAGCACAGCCCCGCTCGGATGGTGCCGTTCACTCGCCGGCCGGCCGCCTTCCTCTGCGGCCCCGCTTGTCCCCCGCTCGGATCGCCCTGACCTGCTGCCCGAAGGTGGACCGCATCGCCTTCGCGTCGGTGGCGTTCCGCACGCCGGGGAACGACATGTTGATCGTGTCGCCCCCGCCGCCGACGGCCGCGACGCCGAGGTTCCCGCGCTCGTCGCGCGCCAGGCGGAAGATCGCCTCGGGCGTCGTCTTGCCGCCCTCGGCGACGCTGTAGGCGCTGCCGCCGCGCTGCAGAATCGTCGGCTGGTCGATCACGGTGCCGACCATCGCGGGGATCATGCCACCGGTGAGACGCGGCGCCAGCGGGTTGTAGCCGAGCTGCGCGTTCAGGTCGGGCAGAGACGACCCTGGCGCCACCGGCAGCCCGTTCTGCGTCGGGCCGCTGCCAGCGAACAGGCCTGCCAGCCCCTGCGCCCCCTGCGTGAACAGCTGGTTCAGACCGATCCCCGCCGTCTGCCGCAACGCGAGCCGCTGCAGGTCCTGGAACAGTGCCCGCGCGACGTCGCGCGCCCGCCCGCCGTCGATGATGAACTGCTCCAGCGCGTTGGTCCACGCGCCCGCGAACTGGCTGCCGAGCTGCGCCAGCTGCTCCTGCGCGCGCGCGAGCTCGCCGACGGCAGTCTTCCGCTTCACGTAGTCGGCGTACTCGGCGGTGCCCAGCACGAGTCCCGCCTGGCGAGCCTCGTTCTCAGCCTCGATCTGCAGCCGGTACTTCTCGCGCTCGGCGCCGCTGAGGCGCAGCAGCTGCTCCTCCTGCTCCAGCTGCCGAAGCGCCTCGCCTTGGCGGCGGTCGACGCGCGACTCGCGCTTCTGCTGTCGCTCTTCGAACGCCAGCCGCGCTCGCTCCTCCGCTTGCGCCTTCAGCTGCGCGAAGGCCTCCGTGTCCAGCGCCAGGCCGATGGCCTTTGCGTCGTTCTCCGCCTCGACCGCGGCGCGGATCAGTTCCCGCTGCAGCCCGGTCTCCTGCGCGATCGCCAGCTCGTCCTGGTAGCGCTTCTGCAGCTCGGCGAGGTTCTGCGGCAGCTCGCGCTGCAGCTCGGCGGCCTTCTCGGCTTCCTGCTTCTCGCGCCGCCGCTGTTGGACCAGCGCCTCGCCGGCAACGATCGACTGCGCCAGCGTGCCGAGGCGCTCCTTCTCCGCGTCGTTGAGCCCCTGGCCCGCACGCTTCTCGGCCTCGGCGATCAGGATCGCCTTCTCGCGCTCGGCGCCGGTGAGCTTGGCCAGCTCGAGTTCGCGCTCGCGCTCGGCCACCAGCGCGCGAACGGCGCTGCTGATGTCGGTCTGGTTGCCTTCGCCCAGCTTCTCCAGCGCGAGACCGGTCTTCTTGGCGCGATCTTCGGCATCGGCCAGGATCCGCCGGAGGATCTCCAGCCCCTCGACTTGCTTGAGCACCTTCTGGCCCGCGGCGTCAGTCTCGATCCCGAGCGAATTCTCGGCCTCCGCGATCAGCTTCAGCTGCGCCGCCAGAGCCTTGGCCGCTTCCTGCTCGGCCTGGATGGCTTGACTGCGCTGCGCGCCACGGTCGGCGCCCTGCCGCGGCGAGACGTTCGGCTCGTTCACAGCGAGCTGGTTCAGCGTGATCTTCCGAACCTCCTCGGCGGTTTGCTTCGCAGCCTTCTCCAGCTCTGGCAGCTGGTCGATCAGCTGCTTGATTCTCGCGGCCCCCGCATCGAGTTCGGCGAATGCCGTGATCGCCTGAATCGGTGCCCGACCGCTCTCCCCAGCCAGTTCGAGGGCCGCCGCCAGCTTCTGCGCTTCGTCGCGGGTCTGGCGCAGCTTCTGTGCAGCGTCGCTCTGGTTCGAGAACTCGCCGGGGCCGCGAGCAACCAGACCAACGGCCTCCGCCAGGCTTCGGTACTGCTCCTCCAGCGACTTGGCGTAGGCTCGCTGCGATTCGAGGTTGTCGACCGCCTCGTCGGACTTGCCGCCGAACACCGTCAGCGCGGTCACGACACCCGCGATCGCAGTGGCAACGGCGATGAACGGGTTCGCGCGCATCACTGCGGTCAGTGCCGCGAACGCCCGAGTCGCGAGGCCGACGCGCGCCGCGGCCAGGCCGGTCGCCGCCTCGTAGACCACCGTCGCCGCCGTCGCGGCCTTCAGCGAGTTTGCCACGCCCGCGATGACGCCCGCGACCTTCGCCGCCGCGAAGGCGACGCCAGCCACGGTCGCCAGCTGCAGGCCGGTTGCCAGCAGCTTCGCCGCCGCCCCCGCTTCCTCCATCGCCTTCTTGTCGCCGGCCAGCACGCGGATCACCTCGGCGCCGGTGCGCGTGATGTCGGTCAGCGCCTGGCCGATGCCGCCGCGGCCCGCCGACACCGCGAACTGCTCGCTGGCGCCGCGCAGGTCGGCGAACGCCGCGGCCAGCGTGTCGGCGCCGGCCGCCGCCTGCTTCGCCGCTTCGCCGGTGCTGTCGCGCAGCGCGGCGCCGACTTGGTCGATGGCGCCCACCGAGCCGGTCAGGATCGTCAGCAGCGACGCGAACTCGGTGCCCACCAGCGAGACCGAGTCCTGCACCGACAGGCCGGCGGCGCCGAGGTTGCGCAGGGCGCCGGTCAGCCCGACCTTCTCCGGGTTGATCTTCTCGGCGGTGAGCCCGAGCCCGAGCAGCGCCCGCTGCGCCTCCTCGGTCGGGCTGCGCAGCTGGATCAGCACGCGCTGCAGGCCGGTGCCGGCGATGTTCGCCGCGAGGCCGTTGTCGGCGAGCTTCGCCAGCGCTGCGACCGTGTCCTCGAGCGACACGCCGAACTGCCGCGCCACCGGTCCCGTCTTCGCCAACGCATCGGCCAGCGTGCCGACGTCGGCGTTCGACGAGTTCGCGGCCTTCGCCAGCACGTCGGCAACGCGCGACGCCTGGTCGGCGCCGAGCGCGAACTGCGTCAGAGTCTTGGTGACGATCGCCGAGCTGTCCGAGAGCCCGAGCAGGCCCACGCGCGCGAGATCCGCCGTCGGCTTCAGCGCCGTGATCGCGTCCTGCGCCGACAGGCCGGCGCGGCTCAGCTCGGTCAGGCCGTCGATGCCCTCGCGCGGCGTGAACCGGCTGTTCTGCGACAGGTTGACGGCGGCGTCCTCGAGCTTCTGCAACTGGGCACCGGTGGCGCCCGCGATGCTGCCGAGGATGCGCAGCTTGTCCTCGTAGTCGGCGAAGGCGGAGATCGCGGCCCCGATGCCGCTGATGGCGCCCGCGGCGCCGAGCAGCAGCGCGAACTGCCGCGCGACTCCGCCGAGCGTGCCGCCGAGCCGGCCCATGCGTGCCTCGAACCGCTGCGCCTGCTCGCCGCCTTGCTGGAGCTTCGCGCCGATCTCGGCCGCGCTGTCGCCGAGCCGCTTCAGTGGCGCAACCGCGCCCTTAGCCGCGAGACCGACGCGATCGAGTAGCCCGTCGAGCTTGTCGACCACGAGCCCGATGCGCTCGACGGCCTGCGCCGCGCTCTCGACCGCGTCGCGGAACTTGGCCGCGCCCTGCACGGCCTTCTCCGACGAGAGGAACAGCTCGATGCCGGGGACTTGCTCAGTCATGGGGTTGCTCGCTCGCGGACGACCGACGACAGGGCCGAGAACACCTCAGCCATCCAGGCCTGTTCTCCACGGTCGACGTCGCGCATGGCGAACCACGCGAGCAGATCCGCCGGACGCGGGTCGCCGCCGCAGAACGCCGCGAAGGACAGGAACTCGTGCCACAGCACGACCTCGTGGCTGCGCAGCCGCGGCCGCTTCACCCACTCTTCAGGTAGTCGGCGCGGTTGCACCCCGCGCGCGACTCGGGCCGCGTTGTCGCGTTCCAGCGCCTCCATGCCCTCGATGCAGGCATGGTTGACCCGCCACCAGCGCAGGAACGCGGTCAGTTTCCCGCGATCGCCGCCGGCCGGAAGTTGCCGCGCTTGCTGGCCTCAAGCATCACCCATGCCTTCAGGTCGTCGAAGCCGGGCTCGACCAGCAGCGCTGCCATCGCCGCGGCGTCGTAGGGCCGCGTCGGGTCCTTGGCGAGGCGCCAGTTCGTGATGACGCCAGTGGCCAGACCGACCGCCTCGCAGTGCTTGTTGCCCTCGGCGGTCTGCGCGGTGCCTTGGCCGTTCTTCGCCTCGTAGTCGATGGCGGCCTGCTCGATCGCGCGCAGGTGCTGGGCGCACCACAGGCGGCGGACGCGCAGATGGTCGTCGGCCTCCGGGTGCCGGATCCAGACGCCGTCGGCGACCTTCTGCGGGTCGACCTTCAGCGAGGCGAAGGGGCGCAGCGCGGGGGCGGGCGCGGCCTGGGGAGCGGGAACGGTCTCGGGGGAATCGGTCATTCCCTCGTGCTACCCAGCGCCGCGCACCACCAGCGAACCCGCGCGCTCAGACGGCGCGCAGGTAGTTGCTCAGGATCTCGATCGTGCGCCCGGTGCCGATGAAGCCCGCGCCACCCGGCTCGCTGTCGCACGTCAGCGACTGCAGCACCGGCTGGTTCAGGCCCGGGTTCGGGCGCTGGCTCGTGATCTTGTTGCGCGGGAAGCGCCACAGCTGCGCCTTGCCGTCCGAGTCGCCGATGGCGATCTCCACCTCGTAGCGGTCCTCGGCGATCATCGCCTTCTGGAACGTCGGGTCGACGTAGAGCAGCGACAGCGCGATCGTCGCGCCGACCGACGGCCCGATGACCTCGATCGCGCCCAGGTTTCGCGTCGCCGTGACCTCGGTCGAGCCGTTCGTCACGTTGATGTTGAACGACTGCGGGTCGACGCGCGTCGCCGTGGTGACGGCCGCACCGACCTTGCGCAGGCGCACCATCAGCACGCTCTGGATCGCGTTGGTCAGCGGGTTGTTGTTCAGCGGCTCGAGCTCGTCCCAGTTGGTGATCTGGAACGCGCTCTGGTTCGAGGCCGACGTGGCGTCCTCGATGATGACCTCGTCCGACGACAGGAAGGGGATGCTGATCGTCATGCCGGCGGTGCCCGGCGCGACGGCGATCTGGATGCCGGTCGGGATGCTCTTGCGGATCAGCGCCCAGTCGACGGCGTTCAGGCCGGTCGTGCCCGAGGTGCCGGCCGCCTCGGTGTCCGAGTACATCGGCACCAGGCCGAACGGGCGCTGGAACGTGCCGGCGCGCGTGTAGCCCTTCACCGGCGTGATCGTGACAGCGGTCGCCGCGACGTTGGCCGCGACTCCCGCGTAGTCGGCGACCGTCGCCATGCCCGTGTCGTTCTCGACGATGATCTTCGACGTGGTGGCGCCAGCGGCGACCACCCAGACGGTGTCGAGGTTCTTGTTGCCGAAGCCGCGCACGAAGATGCGCTCGCCGGCCGCCGGGGCGCGCAGGAACGTGCCGTTGAACGAGCCGTCCGCGAACTGGAACGTCACTGTGCCGGCGATCGCGAGGATGTCGGCGAGCGGCGTGAACCCGCCTTGGCGCCAGCCGTCCTCGCGCCCGGTGCCCGCGTCGTTGACGTCGGCGGCGTACAGGATCGACGCGAGGTAGTCGTCGTAGGTGTCGAGGCTGTAGAGCCCGTTGATCGTGCCGCCGGCCGAAGCGCCGGTCGTCACGCTGCCCGAGACCTGCCCGTCGTTGCGGATCTCGTTCGAGCGGTCGCTCTGCAGGTTCGTGCCGAGGTCCGAGTTGACCTGGCGCTGCAGGCGCAGGCGGTTGCCCGCCGTGTTGGTGAAGTTGGGCGCCGCCTTGTTCGCGCCCTCCTTGTAGTAGCCCAGGGTGATGTTCTTCTTCACGGCCATCGGTCAGATCCTCACGTCGTAGTGGAAGGGCAGCCGCACGTTGGTCTGCCAGGTGTTCAGCGGTGTGCGTCCCACGCGATTGGTGGATGGCGTCCCGAAGACGACGCCCCGCACGGTGCACTGATGGAAGGCGTTCTCGATTGCCAGTGCGGCGGTGTTCGCTGCCTGCACGCCGGTCGCCTGCGGGTAGTTCAGCGCCGCGATGACGCGCCCCGGCACGCGCTGCAACCCGCCCTCGAGCTGCACCGGCGCCAGCGTGCGCCAGCTGGCCAGACACCACGGCGGCGCCAGCGTGGCGTCCAGCGGCGAGTCGTCGAAGAGCGACCGTAGGCCGAGCGGCTGCCGCACCAGCGCGTCCCAGCGCTCGCGGAACGCCTGGTAGGCGAGCGACTCCGACGCCTCGCCCTGGAGCCCGATCGGGCCGACGATTCGGCGCGCCTCGTCCAGCTCCCACGGGAACGAGACCTCGACGACGACGCTGGTGCCGTCGCGCTGCACCTGGCCGATCTGCACGTCGGGCTCGACCGTGCCGCCGCCGAACGAGTTCCCGGCGAGCGTGTCGCGGAGGTTCTCGGCGACCTGCAGCAGCGCGAATGCCCCGCGGCCGGCCGGCAGGTAGACGGTGCCGACGGCGGAGCCTCGCGCCACCACGGTGCCGAGCGTGCGCGGGGCTTCGTCGGCGACCTGGAACGACCAGACCAGCGTCGGCACCGTCGTCGGGTCGACCACCGGTCCGTTGTCCCACGCGAACGCGAAGCCGTTCTTGCCGGCCCAATTCGAGGCGGCGACGCGCAGTGCGTTCTCGACTGCGGCGACCGTCACAGCTGCCCCGCCCGCGCCAGCTCGGCGACCTGCTGCACCGCGTCGGCGAGCATGCCGTTCGGCGCACTGACGTGGAACCCGCCCGAGATCAGGATCGTGCCGGCGACGCGCTTCCTCCGCGACTTCGGCACGTGCGTCGCCTTGCTCGGCCCCGGGTCCGGCGGCTGGAACAACCCATCCTCGTAGACGCGCGCGTAGGGCACGTTGTTCTGGATCCAGAT